ACAAAAAGTGCATGAGTTAGTGGTTGAAGAATTAGAAAGAGTCTTTGCTGATTCTGATTCAGTTTGGCTTGATTGGGATAAGAATGAAACAATCAAACATTCTCGCTTTACGGTACATAATAATTATAATACGCCTCATTGTGATAGGCTCATTAGTGAAGGATTTTGTGTTGGTAAATGTTGGAGGTTTCCAGAATGAGAATGAAAGTAAATTTTAGAATACTAAAAGAAATAACATTAAATGAATTAGATAATGTTACAGAAGATAATATTTGGTTATGTGACTTAGTTGAACAGGTGGCTAATAAATACACAGATGCGATGCCAAAATGGAATAATAAATGGGAATCAACTAATTACAGAAAAATAAAAAAATATGATATGGTGATTTCCAATATAGCCAAAAATAATGGTTGGGGTGCAAAGCAGAAATTAAGAGAGGATAATTTCTATAAGGTCAAAGAAACGGAAAAAATATTTTTCAAAAAAATAAATTTAACTCTATTGTATAGATTACAGGAGGAAGAATAATGCTAGTGATTGATTCAAGAGAAAATTCAAAACTTTCTAAACTTGTTGTTCAGAAAGCAAAGGCACTTAAAATAGAACATGAAGTAAAGTGGCTTGAAATTGGCGACTATGTATTTGATGATGTTTGTTTTGAGGCTAAATCAGCAACAGACTTTTTAGGTTCAGTAATGACAAAAAGGCTATGGACTCAATTAGATAACATGGATAGACATTACTTAACTAATGTAGTAATAATTTACGGTGATATGCAAGAAGCAATACACAATGTAATTTCACATTCCCCAAGTAAAATGCCAATAGGCACAAGAAGCATTATGTTAAATAATAAGTTTCTAGGTTCTTTGGGAAGAATAGTATTAGATACAGACATAAAACCATTTTGGGTACAAACAGAAGAAGAAGCAGCGTTAATTATAACAGCAATATGTAAAATGAAACCATTAACAAGAGATACAATAGCACCACAAATATTCAAAAGAATATCAACAGACGATTTAAGAATAGATTTACTAAGTAGTATCAAAGGCGTATCAATTAAAAAAGCAAAAGAATTAATAAAACAGTACGGCTCTATTATGGAAGTAGGAGAATGTTCAGCATTTGAATTACAATCCATTGAAGGTATTGGAGAAACCTTAGCCAAAAGAATAATCTCCACCCTAAACTCAGAAGATAAGGTGAAAATATGAATGAAGAAGATGAGTATATTGCCGCATTTGAAGAAAATGCAGGTGTATTTAGCGAAGCCCTACCAGCAGTAGTAAGAGAATTTCAAAAATCAGCAGTTGAAGTATCGCATTATAACGATATTCCAGCCGCTATTAGTTTCTTTACTATCTTAGGGCAGATTACAAAGGATTTTATTAGAATCCCAAATGGAAGAAATATAGAGGATAGTCGAATACATTTCTGCCAAATACAGACTTCGGGTACAGGTAAATCAACATTGTATAACTTTGTTGGGCCTGTGGCTAAAAAAACATTTGAAAAAATAAATGAACATAAAAGGCATCCTTCTCTTGTCGTTACTACCGATAAAGGAATGAAAGGTACAGTAATGGAAAGAAAGTTTGATGTCTTTAGTTTAGTTGATTATACAGACTCTGTTCTTGTTGGCGGATATACTGAAGTAAAAGAGATGGAAGTTGATGAAGATACTTTTGAAGAAAAGTGGACGGGTAATATGGTTCCTAAAAGAATCGCTGGACAATTAGAAGGTAGCGGTTTAGCACATTGGGACGAGTTTGAATATTCGGGTATTTTTAAGCAATCTCAGCATCAAGATAGAGCAGTTGTTTATCTTAATACATTAATGAATACTTTAGCCGGAGAATCATGGGTTATTGACAAGGCTCTATCTTCTTTCGGTGATGGCGCAGTAATGGAATGTTTTTGCGAGCGTTCAGTATTAGCGATGACTTATCCTCCAAAGAATCTAAATGATGTCATGGCGGATAAAGGTGTTCTTCAAAGAATGCTTTTGTATGTTTGGGAAGTACCTAAGTTTATTCAGCATAAGATGAGATTGGAACAGATTTCCAAAGCAGGAACAATAGAAGAAGTTAATGAACCTATTGATAAATATGCAGATGCTTTGTTTTCTTTGTATAAGTTAGTGTTAGATAGATACAATGAAGTTGGTGGCGACCCTCTTCAAACTGTAACTTTTGCCGGTAATTTCCAACAGGTATTGCAGTTAGAGTATGAAAATATGAATAACTATCTTTGGAATACAAGGGCTGAAGTTGCTGATATTGCATCTAATTTTACCACCCGATTGATGAAGATTCTCATTAAAATGTCCGTTCTATGTAGTGTTGCTTCTGCACCATCTATTAGAAATAAAGATGAAAGATTCATTGTAACGGGGCATAATGTCCGTCAAGCGGCTACGATTGTCCGACAGTGTTATATGACATTGGTTGATTGGCTTGAGCGAAGCCTAAGAGTTAAGCGTCACAGCGTAACCGAAAACTCCCTAGAAACCTTTTTTATTAGCGTTTATAATGCTATGGAGAAGGATGAAGAGGGATATGTGAATAAGACTCTCTATATCAAAAACATTAAAGAGAAGTCTAAAAAATCACAAGCACAGATTTATAGGCATTTTGAAACTATTAAACACAAGTTTGAAGAAGAATGGTTTGGGCGTTCTAAATACATTCGTATGGTAAAAGGTGATGAAGAATGAAATGGGAAAATACATATCTAGTATTTGAAGTATCTAAAGGGCCAAAAACAATTATAGAAACATTAGACACCTATGGTAATGATGGGTGGGAATGCTGTTCTATGCTAATTGTTGCAGGAAGTCAGATTGTAACCTTCTTAAAAAGAAGAGTTGATGTTCCTGAAAAGGTCAATAAAGAAGAAGAAAAGATTAGTAAATTGTGGTCTAATTCAGGAGAATGATATAATGTCAGTCTTGGCAATTGACCTTGAAACTAAAAATATGTCTTATGACATAGGCGGGTTTGGTAATACCCATATGTTTCAAGTATCAACAGTTTCCACATGGGATGGAAATATGGGAACAATCTATGTTGATGAATCATTAGATTCTGATTTTGCCAAGGCTGGACATATTGTTAAATCTCTTGGAGAGTTAAAATACGATTTAGACGACCACTTTGAAAAAGGTGGCGTACTATTGGGACACAATATCGTGGCTTTTGATTTGCCTATTCTTAGAGATTCTATGGACATTTTTTGTATAACCAAATACCTAAAAGAACAAAAATACATAGATACATCTAAGATACTGTTAAAAGGACATGGTGAAAGATTTCAATTAAAAAATCTTGTAAAATGCACCATGAATGATGCCAAACTAATGGATAGTGCAGATGCACCGAAATTATGGAAAATGGGCAGATATGATGAAGTAGTTGAGTATTGTATGAAAGATACACAATTAGTCTATGACCTATGGAAATACGGTCAAGAAAATGGAATAGTTAAAGCGTTTTCATTAGAAAATGCGGAACATAAAGATTTAGAGGTGGAATGGTAATGACAGGTTGGGATTGGTTCGGACTTGCTATTTTTATCATTGTTCTAATGCTTCTATTCTTTGCGGCTTTTGGCGGTACATCTGTTACTGATGAAAGCGTTGAAGAATACATGAAGCGTTTAATGAACGAAGATAACAATAACAAGTGATTTTATGGCATTAAAACAAGAATGTCCTTTTTGTAAAGAAAGGACAGTAGCAAAGAGACTTTTAGGTTTCTATGTAGGTTCAACCGAACAGTTGAAACTATGGGAATGTAGGTCTTGTAATGGTATTTGGTCGAAAAAGACAGTCGGGGGGCAATAGCCCCTCGACACTTTTTTTTGGTTTTTCAAAAGCCACCACAAATTAATAAGGCTAAATGAGAACATTAAAGCGCAAAAGCATCCACCGGAAAATCAACTTGTGCGCTTATTGTAGCACCTGTTCCATCAGTAACAGTACAAGCAATTCGATAAACTGCGCTATTTGGCGGGTCTAATGGACTAGCCGGTGTTGTTCCTGTTATTCTTGAAGTATCAAAGGTTTGACTAGCAGTAGCCGCACCTTGAGAATGAACACTGAAATTGTTACCCATATCCATAACTTCAGATAAAGCCCAAGAATAGGAATAACTTCCATCTCCGCCCGTTGGAGTAGCATTACTAATAATAAGTCCTGCTGAAGTTGTAGCCGTTGTACTTGGCGAACCTGTTATTTCTATTGGATTAACAGTTGATGGGTCGCTAATAGACAATGCTAAAGGAGGATTGCCTAAAACATAAGAATTAATTATAATTACTCCCATAATATCATGTCCTATATCCGTATAATGTAACTTTAAGTCCTTTGCCTTTATCACTTGAACCCACTTGGTCTATATCGAAAGTAATTAAAGCATTATCGGCTAAATTCGCATCATTAATACCCGCCGCATTTGCTGTTGTTCCGCTTGCGGCAATAGTTGGGCGATTGGATTGAGTTGAAAAAATTGTGCTACCTCCTTCATTAATATCAACTATAATAGATGCACCCGTAGGCGCAGTATTTACAGAAGCCTTTACTTTAGTCAAAGTCATAGCAAAAGGCATATGAAAAGACGCTTTTCCTGTTCCTGTTGCTAAATCAGTTGTTTCATCTGATAAGGCAACAATAATAACTTCTTCAACTCCCTTTAATTGTAAAACATCTCCCGTTGTAGCAGCAGTTAATGTAGCAGTTTTATCATTTCCGCCGCCATCTTTAACAATAAATTGTATAACCTTATCATTAACAGTATTAGTTATTACCATATCATTTGAAGATTGTGTGACAGTGTGTTGGCCGCTTGCACCTATTTTCAAATTACCTGATACAGTAACATTTGCTTCATTTAGATTTAGGTTATCAACATCAGGATTTGTTATGGTTCCACCATTTAAGAAAGTAACTAGACCATCGTTTCTAACGGAAAATAATTGATTATCTCCTTCATCTGCATCTAAATCAGTATCAGAAAAAATTTCAAATTCATCAGAATTAGTATTTCCTATAACAAATCTAACCTTTCTCCCTGCACCTTTGCTTCTAAAGATTGTTTTATCTGAAGTAGCATATCCCGTTAATCCTTCAGTAAAATCATTTGAACTTGAATCTTCATAACCAAGAGTAATAGAATTTGCTCTTTTATTAGCAGTTAAAAACTGTATTTCCATTGTTACATCACTACCTGTATATAACAATAAAGCAACCGGAATATCGCCTAAAGTATAGGCAGGTACAG